AATACAATGGCAAAAAAGAAAAAAAATAAGAAAAAAGATAAGAAGAAGAAAAAGAACAAAAAGAAAAGATAATGTGTATAAGTTCAGATAGTCAATCAATTACTCAAACCGCTAAAAAAGCTACTAAAAAGAAAAGTAAGAGAGCTATAGTTAATGATACAGAAAGTGTTGCTTCTACTAATAATAAAAAGATAGCATCAGTAAATAATGTATCAGGTATGAGTAATTATGACACAAGTGGACGTTTAAACATTTCTTAATTAGAAAAGGAGACGTATGTTTTTATACGCTTTAAAGAAAAAGTATGAAGCAGAGATTGCTGAACATACTTCGGTTGTTGATACTTACTTAAAAAATCCAGTAGGTATTCCTGACCACGATAATATTCTTGAAACAGTTAAAAATAGATATGATAAATTAACTCTATCTACTTTAGCGTTAAAGAATATAAATGACCTTCTTGATAAGGCTCAAGAAGCTGAGAAGAAAAATAAAGAATAGTTGTGCAACCTTTATAGGTGGCAACTGCCAAGTAAATAAGTAGATTAACTTGACCTTCCTGCGGGAAGACAATTTAGTATAAGAAGCTGAAAATACAAGGCTTTTATTAACTAACCATAAATTCAAAGGAGAATATATTATGGCAAATGCAACACCAGCGAGTATACCACAGATAAACTCAACGGGTACAGAAGACGCATTGTTTTTAAAAGTTTTTGCGGGAGAAGTTCTTACTTCTTTTGACAGAGCTTCAAAAACAGGCGGAGCAGAGTTAGTTCGTTCTATCTCTAGTGGTAAGTCGGCAACCTTCCCAGTTATGGGCAGAATTGAAGCGGCTTATCATACAGCAGGAGCAGAAATTTTAGGCTCAACTGCTAACCACAACGAAAAGGTTATTACAATTAATGACCTTTTAACATCTTCAGTATTTTTATCAAATATTGAAGAAGCAAAAAACCACTGGGACGTAAGAAGTGCATACTCAGCCGAAATTGGCAGAGCTTTAGCTTTTGTTAAAGATAAACACGTTTTACAAACTATTGGTCAATGTGCAATAGGAACTACACCTAACGTAACAGGTGGAGATACTACAAGTAACATATTTGACGCTAACATAGCTTCAGCAACAGATGCAACTGCCGCTACGGCGATGATAGGTGCTATCTTTTCTGCGGCTAAACAGTTAGACGGAAATTATGTTCCAGCAGAAGGCAGAAAATGTTTTCTTAGATTAGAAGAATACTACAAATTAGCAAACGCTACAAACGTTATCAATGCTGATTTCAGTGGTAAAGGTTCAATCGCAGAAGGCAAAGTTGCAAGAGTAGCAGGAATTGATTTAATTCCAGTTCCTCATTTTGTTGAAACAAATGTAACTTCAGGAGTAGACGCAGGTTCAGCTACAGCAGGTGGTTCAACACCTCAAGCTGTGGATTTAAGAACATTCGTAGCTCTTGTGTCACACCCTTCAGCAGTTGGTACTGTTAAACTTATGGACTTGGCTGTTGAGTCAGATTATGACATCAGAAGACAAGGTACATTAATGGTCGCTAAATATGCTATGGGTCACGGGACTCTTAGACCTGAAGCGGCTGTAGGAATTAAAGAAGCGTAATAGTTTCTTTATTACACCACAATAGATTAGGGGGAGCAATCCCCCTTTTCTACTTTATAATAACTTCAAGATATGCCTAGTGGGTATCTTGATTAACTCGCTTAAAAAAGAAAGGAGTAACAATGACACTAGACTTAACACCATTTAGAGCTTTCACAGTAGGCTTTGATAGCCTCTTTGATGAGCTTGATAGTTTTAAGACTGTTAGTTATCCACCATACAATATTGAAAAAATAAAAGATGGTGCATATAACATTTCAATGGCGATTGCAGGGTTTTCAAAAGATGACCTGACAATCTCTGTGAAAGAAAATGTCTTAAAGATAAAAGGAAAGAAAGTAAAGAATGAGAAAGATTTTCTTTACAAAGGTATTGGTGAAAGGTCTTTTGAACAATCATTTAAACTTGCTGAATTTACGGAAGTAAAAGAAGTTAAGTTAGAAGATGGTGTTCTTAATGTTTCTTTGATTCAGGATTTACCTGAAGAGAAGAAAGAAAAGACTATCAAAATATCTTAAATCTAAGAGTCTAGGGGGGAGTTAAATCCCCTCTAGTTAATTTAACAAAGAGGATATAATAAATAATATGCTAGATAAAATAAACGCAATAGCTCTTGAAACAAAACATTTTTGGACTAGACACAAAAAAATTGTTCTTGTTTTTGGAGTAATCTTAGTAATAGCAATAATAGTATAGACGATGGCAACACAAATTACACCGACGACTGAATTACAAACAGTTAATCAGATGCTTTCAGTTATTGGAGAAGCTCCTGTAAATGCAATTACAGGCACAGTAACTACCGATGTATCTGTCGCTAAAAATATTTTAGATGAAACATCTATGTCAATTCAGTCTATGGGGTGGAATTTCAACACTCATTATGCTTATACATTAACAAGAGATACTGATAATAAAGTACCTCTACCATCTAACTGTGTTCAAGCAGACGCATCTGCACAATACCGAGATAAAAACTTGGTTATTCGTGATGGTTATTTATACGATATGGATAATCATACAGATGTATTTGGCACAGGCACAACCCTACCTACAGTGGACTTAGTCTTAGTCCAACAATTTGAACAACTCCCTGAATACGCAAGGCAATACATAGCCGCTAAATCAGCGAGACGTTTTGCTTCAAGATATATTGGAGATAAAGGCTTAGCTGAATTGGCAGGAAATGATGAACAAGAAGCATTAGCTTCTTTTAGACAAGCGGATAGCAGAAGTGCTGATGCAAATATTTTAGAAGGAGATACTAATACTTTTTCAATAATAAATAGGACTAGAAGGACTTATTAATGGGCGGCGTTGTTTCACAATCTATACCTAATTTTCTAAATGGTATGTCTCAACAAACTCCATCTCAAAGAGGAATTAATCAAGGTCAAGACCAAGTTAATTTCCAAAATAATATTGTAGATGGATTATCAAAGAGACCACCTTTAGAATATATCGCTACATTAGATGCAACTAATGTCTTTCCTAATACAACTAAAATATGGAATATTCAAAGAGATGAATCAAATCGTTACATTTGTGCGTTCTATGACAATGGAGTTAAAGTCTACGACTTGGCGGGTAATGAAAAAACTGTCAGTTATCCTGATGGAAATACATATCTTAATACTACTAATCCTAAAGCTGATTTTCGTATGGTTAATATTGCTGATTACACCTTTGTTGTCAATAAGTCTATTACTCCCACTGCTGATAGTACAACATCTGCGGCAAAAATAGAGGAATTTCACGTTTACTGTAAATCAACAAATTATGGTAGAGAATATAAAGTTGGGGTTAATCACCCTGATATTGTTACAGCAGGATTTACTGAAGGATATGAAGTAATATTTCAAGTACCTACAGGACACGATGCTTCTACAGATAGTAAATATAGAGATACATCTAAAATAATAGATATACTTTTATTA